TACGGTACCGATTGACTGTCCGGTATTGTTGGCACTGGCTAATAACTGGCGGCGTACCTGCTCAAGTTCAGCGGTGGACTTGATTACCAGTTTCAGGCGGTTTTCAACTGTCGTCCATTCATCAGCCATACTGGCAAGCTGTTTTACGCTGCCGATTCCGAGAATGGCAATAGTCAGTTGCTTAACTTTGCCGGTTGCCGCGTCCAGTTTGGCGTTAAACTCACTCAGTCCCTTGGTATCAATGGCAACGCTGCCGGCCGCGCTCAACGCCGGATAACGGCCGCCGGAAGCCCTTGCTGTTTTACCTGCATCAGCAGTCGCGCGCGCTGCCCTTTGTGCCGCCAGCGCTGCTTCTTCGGCTTTTAATTCCCGCGTCCTGATGGTGGCCAGAGAGAGTAGATTATTTTGCTTGCCAAAACTGGCCATATGGGCGTTTAACTTCGCAGAATCATTCTGATACTCTTCGCCAACCCTTTTTAATTCCTCTTTGTACTGGCGCAAAGAAACTGCAGATGTCTTGAATGCATTTACCTGCTCCATAGTGGCGCCGAGATTAAGCAGGGTTTGCGCCTTGGTAGCGATCATTGCATCAGTCAGACCGTTGGCGCTGCGGGCTGATGACTGATAAGCACGCATTAACGACTGCGTCATTTTTCTGTTCTGATCTTCTATGCTGCGGGAACCGGAAATAAACCCCCTTGCATCAAGACCAAACTCTATATCGATACGATCAGACATCATGATACCTTTTACTTCTACCAGTTACCTAGCGGGCAATGTTGCCCCCAGATTCTGGCTTTAGGTTTGATAAAACACCCACACTCACTACATCTGTCCAGGTAATGCAGAGGTTCACCCGCGGCCGTTTCTTTTATCCAGCGGTTGATTTTTGGGCAGGCCGCGCAAATGGCCTGTTTTCTCTCGTAGTTGCTCCGACTATCGCGCTGCGCCCGTTCTGCACGGTTACAATCACATCCCATACATACTCCTGATAAAAAAACAGCAGCGTATAGCTGCTGTATTTAAAATGGGGCAAGTTTGGCCGCTAGTTCTTCCTCATCGACATAATGATCATCCTCATCCTCATCCTCTGTTTCGTCATCCGCCTTGTACGGCAATAACAAGTCCTCCAGTTCCAGGTTGTCATCGCCGGCCGCACGGGCGGTTATCAGAGTGTTTAAGGCAATGGACTGCTCAATGCGCCACTGCGGAAAACCAAAACGCCGGTAATAATTCACGTAGCGGTTAAATTCACTGAGCGGCCAGTTATCAATCTCACTGGCCGGAATGTGCAATAAGAATGACAATTCGATTATGAATTTCTCGCGCCTAGTAACTTTTTTAGTCCGTCCTCGCCGTTAATATTCCAGAAACTGGTCACGATTTTATCCATTACCGCAATGGGCATCTTGGATAAAAAGTCCACATCTTCACGGTCGTCCGGGTTAAACATCTGATTACCGTCACCATCAACAATCATCAATGCTTTTTCCCGAACTCTGGCTAAACCATCGGTATTATTTGCATTGAATTCTTCGCAACGTTCAAAATAATCTGTCATTTCGCGCAGGTTAAGCTGCTTAACGTATAAACCGTCGAACGGCTCAATATCCGGTACCGGCAAAATTAATTTTTTCTCCAGATATTTCCGCGCATTTTTGATATAGGCTTCTTTCGTGTTCAAGTTGTTTGCAGTGTTTTCAATGTCTATTTGATTTGTCATATTACTTTACTCCACGTCTGGTATTTTGTTTGCTATTGATGTTTTGTTTGCTATTGGTATTTAATTTGCGGATTGTTCCATTAATGGTCGCTTCAATAGAAAGCTGCCACTTTTCACCGACTTTTCCGTCTTGGTCGAGACTGGTAATCTTTACCTGATAACCAAAAATTTGACTGCTCTGCTTAGGGCTATATTTTAAAAATATAGTTTCCAGCTCCTCAGATAAGTCATCTATTAAATCCTGTACCGGCTTATCTGGCATCCATAAAGCAGACATACTCATGCTACCGGCTTCTTTCTCAACCTCAGTTACAGGTGCTGCATCGCAGATAGTTGTTGCATCAGATGTTTTGGTTTTTAGTTTAGATACTTTTATGCTAGTTACATCACAAAACAGATGAGCTTCCATCGTGGCAAATTTTGCATCCGTCACTGTGCCGATATCTGTACCGTCCAGCCCGATGAGTGCAAATGTATCCTCGTCACTTTTGTTCACCAGGTAATAACCGTTTATTCCCTCATTGCTTTCGCTTTCCACCCAGATAGCATCACCGGTGTTTAATCCGTGCGCCAGGGCGTTGGCAATAGCCGGTTTAGTATTAGATAAGGAGACAATTTCTTTTGTCGCGACAGCTGGCAAATCATACACAGTAAGCTGCCCGGTAAAACTCATCCCACGCTTAGTTTTGGATTGAGCCATAATAAAACTCCATAAAAAAAGCCACGGTATAAAACCGTGGCTGGTTAAAAAATAAGGGTTAGTTAATCTGGTAGGTAAATGTGGCCTGATATTTGTTTCTGTCAAAATCCATAAAAAAAATCGGCGATGTCTTCAATTGACATTCAAGCTCATCATTTTGGTTGATGGTATCCATCACCAGTTTTACCGCCTCTGCACGTTCTTCCGGTGAATTGGCGTAAATATCTACCTGCACACGCGGGGAATAATCCTGATAGCAGTTAGTTGCAATCACTTTCCCAGAAGGGACGGTATAACGCATAGCCGGCCATTGCGCCGAATCAGCGGCGTTATTACTGGCCGGTACCGCATCCGGATAAACCCGCCCGCTAAATAAACCCTTAATGATGCCGTAAAAAATAGCTATTTCTTCCATTTTTCACGCACTCCGTCCAACAAAACCTTAAATGCTTCTTTTTTGGCCTCACTTCCTTTGTTCTGACTGGCTGTACTCATAAACGGGTGCGGCTGCGGCATATTGATTCCATACTCCACAAAAGTGGCAATCTGCCGCGCACCCTTTGGAAGCTCTTTTGAATTGGACACGGTAACAATGTGCTTAGAGGTTAAGCCGGGGCGTTCTGAGGCGGGAATACGTTTCATGATGATACTGCGCCCGACATGCCCTGGCTTGACAACTGTACGGGTTTTACCGCCTTTGCCGTCGCTGTTGTATACCACATAGTCATTAGGTGCCGTATAGGCAATTTCCCTGGCTTCGTCACGGAGAATCGCACCGCCTGTGCCGGTTGCCTTTTTAGCCAGTTCACCTTCTGCGGCTTTTTGCACACTCCGGATTCTTTGCTTTAGCTTGTCCAGCCCTTTTATTGAAGCTGTTATCTTCATCATCACCCCGCATTTATACCCTTAACACAGGGCAGGTTAATCACTTCGGCATGCACAGAATCAGGCAATACCGCCTGGATATTGAAAATCTCGCCCTGATAAACCAGACGCCACTCCGGACTGATTCCGGCGGTTAGTTTGCTTTTGCGTACCCGCACTGAAACGTTACAGCTTGCAGAATTCAAGCCATTTTTAAGAAACTCACGCCCGGACAGATAAGACAGATTAGCCCACAGCCAGCCGACATCAACCCATTTGCAAACACCGCCGCCTAAACTGCCTTTGCTGCTTTCAGGGCGCTGCAACAATACCCGCTTATCCAGCTTGCCTGCAGCTATACTCATTTTCACCTCCTGAATCCATTACTGATACAGAAAACTTATCTGCAAATAAAAAACCGGAAGTTAATCAACTTCCGGCGCACATATCTATAACTCTTGGTCGTTTGCGATGCAAATCCAGTAAATCATGAGCATTAGATGGTACTACTGCATTTTCTGCCCTTCCTATGTCTTCACGGTGTTTATAAAAATAACCCGCAGTAATCAACATTGATAAAATTATATCCGGCTGTATCACGATACCATCTTGATGGCTTGCATTTTTTTCGGCCATACGCTTTTCTTCTTCGTCAACATACACCGGACGATTCAGATAAGAAATAACATGAGCCTCTGCAGCGCTGCCTATTACTTCCAGCAACGAATCCTCTTCATCAGTATCTATTCGCTGATTCTTGCGGATTAACTCTACAGTAAGAAAACGCATTATTTTTTACCGCCTTTCTTGCCACCTTTAGTGGATGGCTGCTTCTGATCAGGTAAACCATCTGCGAGATGTTCATCAGCTTCCGGATTTGAATCAGTTTCCGGGGCGGGCTGTTCATCAACCTCTGGATTTAAATCAGTTTCCGCTACAGGCTGTTCATTATCCGCATCAGACGGTAAACACCCCCATCTGCGCGCAGCCGCTTCGTAACCCCGG